ACATATAATTTTCCAAACTCTGTATAGACTTTGACTTCATCTTTCTTGAACCCCGCAAGTGCGATTTCGAGTTTAGATTCATGATTATTTAATTGTACCAAATTATATGGTGGATAGTTTGAAGTGGTTGTATCATCCCAAAATCTATTGAGATAATCATCCATTCCAATACTGTTCTTTGTTATCTTATCAAACAGTTCTGGAAGATTTGCAGCGTGGTATCTTGCTAATGTACCCATGATAGTAGCTCCTTATTAAGCGAGTTTGTATTTTGTTGTCCCCGAAGGCGACATTACTATTTAACCACAAAAAATAAAAAAGGGGATGTGGGATCCCCTATAAAATTATTCGGATTATACTAATTAAATATCTGATGCTTTGATGTACCAGCATTATCGTTTGATATATTTCCTATTCCAGTCTCTTCAGTTTCAGTTAATTCATAACTCCAATCTTCTACTACAGTATTTGCTAACAACAAATCACTGAGTTTATATAACTCCTTCTCTGCTGTTTCATAATCTTCCGCATCAAACCAGTAATCAATTACCTTACCAATCCGTAACAGATGTGATTCAAGACCTTCAGCAACCCTATGAGTATTATTCATCACAGCATTACCAGCAGCATCTGATACAGATCCTCTTAGTCTTACATTTACAGTTGCTTTGAATCTCATAATATTCCCCAAATTTTAGTACAATAATCTCGGATAGATCTATCAGAAGAGAAGAAACCCGAACGTGCAATATTAACAATGGACATTCTATTCCAATGTTCCCGATTTGTCCATGCCCTACTTACTCTATCTTGAGCATCAAGATAATCAGAAAAATCTGCAAAGACACAGAAAGGATCGTGATTAAGAAGATTATCAATCAATGGTGCAAAGATTTCTTTATCACCCTGACTAAAATGACCACCCTTAATAAGATTAATTGTTTCCCAAAGTTCTGCACTCATATGATGTTTAGGGTCATATCCATTTGTCCATAAATCTTGTATACCCTTTTCATCGTGACCAAATAAGAAGAAATTCTCTCCACCTACTAAATCACGTATCTCTACATTAGCACCATCAAGTGTACCTATAGTTAAAGCACCATTCATTTGAAACTTCATATTACCTGTACCAGATGCCTCCTTACCAGCAGTAGAAATCTGTTCCGATAAATCAGCAGCAGGATATACTTTCTCACCCAACTTCACACTATAATTTGGTAAGAATATTACACGTAACTTACCATCCATATCAGGATCATTATTAACTACGTCTGCTATATGACAAATAAATTGAACAATCAACTTAGCCATATAATATCCTGGTGCTGCTTTACCACCAAAAATTATAGTTCTAGGAACCACATCAATCCCATTTTTAATCCTAAGATATTGATTAACAATCCAAAGAGCAAGTAAATGTTGTCTCTTGTATTCATGTATCCTTTTAACCTGCACATCAAACATACTTGAAGGATCTACAGATATTCCTAAATTATCAAAAATATAAGTTGCAAGATGATGTTTACCTACTACCTTTGCCTCTCCAATCTTCTCTATAAGTGAAGGATCATGTATATTCTTTTCTAAATCCTTCAAAGATTCCATATTAGTAACCCAATCTGGACAATACTCATTAAGAACTTCTGTAAGCATTGGATTAGCAGATGCTATCCATCTTCTAGGAGTAACACCATTAGTTACGTTAGTAAACTTATGTGGCCAAAGTTCATTAAACTCAGGCATTAATTGAGTCTTAACTAACTCAGAATGTAATGCTGCAACACCATTAACATGATGAGATCCTACCGTAGCAAGATGAGCCATACGAACTGCTTTATTACCACGTTCATCTATGATGGACATCTTCTCTAATTTTGAATCATCACCAGGATAATGAAGTCTTACTACTTGTAAGAATCTACGATTAATCTCATAGATTATTTCCATATGTCTTGGTAGAAGAGTCTTAAACAATTTAAGATCCCACTTCTCTAATGCTTCAGGCATCAAAGTATGATTAGTATATGCAATTGACTTAGATGTTATTTCCCAAGCAAGATCCCATTCAACATGTCTTTCATCAACTAAAAGTCTCATTAATTCTGCTACTGCTATAGCAGGATGAGTATCGTTTAATTGAACTTGCCAATGATGTGGAAAATCTTCTATTTCATATCCACGTTTATCAAGACTCCTCAACATATCTTGAATAGATGCACTAACAAAGAAATGCTGTTGCTTTAATCTTAAAGTCTTACCTGCATCTGTACCGTCATTGGGATATAAAACCTTAGATATAGTTTCAGAAGAAACACTCTGTTCTACAGATCCTAAGTAATCACCAATATTAAATGCATAGAAATCAAATGTCTCAGTAGCATCTGCTCTCCAAAGTCTCAATCTATTACAACTATTAACCTTATAACCTAACTGCAATACATCATAAGGAACAGCAATTACCTGCTCATCTGGAACCCATCTTACTCTATAATTTCCTCTGTCTGATACATAGTTCTCAACTCTACCACCAAAACCAACTGTAACAGATTCATCAGGACGACAAAGTTCCCAAGGCCATTCTCCATGTAACCAATTATCAGTAATTTCTATTTGTTGATTATCTTTAATAATCTGCTTAAATATACCATACTTATATCGAATACCATATCCAGTAGCAGGTACTTCTAGAGTTGCTAGAGAGTCCATATAACAAGCAGCAAGACGACCTAAACCACCATTACCCAATCCAGGTTCTTCTGCTACATCTAATATCTGATCTAATGTATATCCATAAGATTCTAATGCATCTTCTGCTTCTTTTCTTATTCCTAAACTAATAAGATTACCATTAAGTTGTGGACCAATTAAAAACTCTGCTGAAAGATATGCCACCTCTTTATCACTAGGTGATTTCATATCTAACCAATAAGTCATCATCTGATCTCTTACAGCATAACTTAATGCCATATAAAAATCATGAAGTGATGCTTTATCAGGACGTTTTCCTAATGTATAGAAAAGACGTTCCTTAATGCCATTATAAAGATTATTCGTTTTCGTCAACTTTCTTTTTCTTGCTACCTATATTATACTTGGTTTCAAGTGTCCATTCTCCTTTATCTTTATATGCTAATACTTTAATTTGATTCAAAGGTGCAATATCTTGGATTTTGGTTACATCTACCATAGTAACCAACCCCCAATCAGAAAGAAGTTGAGCAATGCGATTGCGACGCTGAACATCATTCTGTGTTAAGTTAGCGTGTTTTCCATCAAGTGCAAATAGTTCTTTAAAATGCACAAGAAAATATCTTCCTTGCTTATGTAAGATATGACATGATTGATATATCTTTTTCTCTTTACGGGATGCTACCCCAATTCTTGTTAAGGTTTCTCTTACCTTAAGAAAATCATCTGGTTCACCCAGTACGACCTCTACCATTTGGTCAGGCGACCACTTAACTTCAGGCTCTTGAACGAAGCTCATTTTGTTCCTCCAGTTTCAAATTTCGATCTTATAAAATTAATCTGTTCTTTTGTTAGGATTCTCAAAGCCTGTTTTGCTTTTTCGTTACTATAACCATAATAACGTTTTACCAAGTCAAGATCTTTGATTGTATCTTTACGAAGCCAAGGAGAGTATCTCTTCTTAACTCTGAGTGTATTTAGAAAAAAATCATATTGCATCTTCTTATCAAGAAAATGATATTGATTCATCTCATTAACAAACATAATACAATCAAGATGTCCTGATAGACAACGATTGATAATGTATGGAGAATAATCTTTCTCCATTAAAGGATCTTCATCAATTAGATTCTTCTTCGTCTGATTGATTGAGTTCAGCCAATCCTTTAGTTCCATAATTAAGTAGAAGTAATTCTTTTCGTTTTTGTTGGTTATTCATATATTCACCAACAGATCTCATAGTATATGTGAGATCAAATTCAGCAGCAGCCCACCCTTTAAAACGATCTCTAACAAGTTGATCTGAATTATAGCTTACCATTAAATCCATAGTATGTAAATCACAATTACGGGCAAATAAATCATGATCAAATCTCTTATGCATTTCACCCTTCTTACCATATAAATTATCCTTAATATCATAAGGGGGATCAAAATACATGAAGATACCTTTATGGAGATCATCACCCATTAGATGCTCATAAGAATGATTGGTTATTTTCCAATCTGAAATAATCTCAGAATACTCAGCTAATTTCTCAATGCCACGGAGGGAGAAGTTGGAATCTGATGCCTGTTTTGAGAACGAGGAAGACTCAGTGAGACCAGAGAAACTACACTTATTAACAATATAGAAAGCAACTGCCCTCTCGAAATTTTCTTTTGAATGGTCATTAACTACACCTTTAGAATCATTAAATAAATTTTTAGCAGTATCTGGATTAGGATGTTTATTTTTTATCTCTACTAATGCGTCCTGCATATCCTTTCCAGAATCCTTTAACTGGATCCAAAAATTTGCAAGAGGTTCATAAAGATCATTTACCCAAACACTTAAATGGGGATACATCTTTGTGATGTAAATTGCAACACTACCACCACCAATAAATGGTTCACGAAATTCAGTGTACTCACTAAAGTCTGGAAAATATTGTGCCATTTTAGTAATAGCACGGGACTTACCACCAGGGTAGCGTAAAGGAGTCTTTAATGCTTTTTTAGATTTCATTACCAATCAGGATAATATGAGATATTAGAAATATATTGATATATTAAAGACCAACCAAATTCAAAAGTTTGACCTCTTTCGTCTTGAAGATAAAAAGGAATATCTGGATGCTGAACCTTTGCACTATAGTAATGAGATACTACATTACAATCATCATCAATATGACGTTCCTTTTCCAATTCCTTTTCAGTCATCTTATGATCATTGGATCATCGTATATATGATGTCTAGGACCTGTAGGAGCAACATCTATTATTATAGGAGTATTTAACGCATCTTCAATAGCTCCAGACATCCTACGATATCCAGAACCAACATACAACTGTCCAGCAAATACTGATATAGTTGCAGCACCCCAGAAAACATAGTACCATCTAGATTTAACTTGGTGTCTTTGTTTTTTAGTCAGTTTCTTCATCATCAAAAAAAGGTTCAAGTGTAGTTTGTTCTTCTAAAAAGAAATCAGGATAAGTCTTAAAGATTATCGGATCATATCTACTATACACCAAAAGCTTATTAAAATCAATATCTGCTTTTTTTCTTTGCCAACTGTTGCGATCCAAATTAGGGTTCTTGCATTGAATAAACTCACCATTCTCCCTTAATGGAATTATGTTAGTAGGAGTTTCCCAAATTAATTGACGATAGCAAGTAATTAAAACATGATAATAATAATCAATTTCTTCAGGTCTTCTCTGCCTTCTACCATTCTTTAAATGTGGAGCAGTAGCACCAGAGTGATAAAAGAAATCATAACGAGGACGACGTACTTCTTTTCCAGTACGTTTCTTGATACCATAGTCAAGTGACATTTGATATACTACCTTTTTAACCTGACCCCTTTTCCAGAGGTAAGGTTCTTTTTCAAGAAGTAAATCTACACCATCATCAACTTTTGGTTCTGCTACATTTATTGATTGTGATAATAGATAAGATGCTACTAACTCTTCACAAGTAGTTCCACCAAATCTAGTTCCCTTATTTCCTTCATCTAGAGGAATAGTTTCTTCTTGAAGAAGTGGAGGCATACAGGGTACTAACCTCTTCGCATTAGGAGATCTACTCATTATTTTGGCAATTTACGATTAAAGTTCCAGTTTTCAAATTTCATATACAATTTGAATATTCCAATTAAAGTTCTTTTAACAAACTCTTCAAGATATAATACTGATAATATACCCCATTCTTCTAAAGTTAATTTCTTCATTTTAAGTAACTTTGTTTAGTTTTTTCTAGATGACAATCATAACACAATAATTGACATTTATCTAACTCTTCTTTAAGTTTATCAGTCTTCATAGCAACCCGACTACCTATATTAAACTTCTTTGTTTCTCTATTAATATGGTCAAACTCTAATTGTTTAGTAGTTCCACACTTCGCACATTTACCACCCAAGTATTTTATATGTTCTAGTCTTCTTTTCTTTCTATGCTCTCGCATCTTCATGATATATTCTTCTCTTCGCTCTAGATAATACTCTTTCTTATATTTTTTGTATTTTTCTTGTTTCCCATATTGTCTTCTTCTTTCTGGATTTTTTTCTCTATTCTCCTTTGATTGTCTTAATTTTTTTGCACGATTCTTTAAATAATACTCTCTATCATACTCTTTTCTTTTTTCAGGGTTCATTTGAATTCACACTCCACCATTATCTCAGTTAGACAAGCAAGCATAGTTATCTCTTGATCTGCTACAAATGCTATTTGATATTGATACTTCGCAATAATAAGAACGGCAGCAGGAATAGTGCTAGGGACCAAGGATTCGTATAGACTATCGTAAATGCGACGAAATAATACAGTAGTATCATTGTCCAAATTACTGACGACCCACTTACGTACTTCAGGAAAGTTTTTTCCTTTAAGGTTTTTAATAAGATCATTTATAGCAATGTCTGAGAACGCTGCAAGTATTCCCGAATCGATTTTGCCCCCAACCGAGTACCTCTGACATTCATTAAGAACTCGTCTCCAATCAGGAAAATGTTTATTAATGAGCTGAACAAGAACTTTCTTATCGGATTCAATACGTTCTTGATCCAATATAAAGTTGAGTCTTTTGAAGAACTCTGCTGCAATCGTTTGTTTGTCTTTACCCTTAACACTGAATTCGACCACAGCACACCTTGAGTGTAGTGGTTCGAGAATTTTATTCTTGTAATTACATGTGAGGATGAATCTACAATTCCCTGCGAACTCTTCAATAAATGCCCGTAGGAGGAGTTGTACATCATTACTGGTGTTATCTGCCTCATCGATAATGATGACCTTGTGCTTCGCTTCAGACGTAAGCGAGACTGTTGATGCGAAGTTCTTTGCCTTATTACGGACGGTATCGAGGAACCTTCCTTCATCCGATCCATTAATGACATAATAGTCTACCCCTAATTCTTTACAGAGTGCTTTTGCAACTGTTGTCTTACCAATCCCTGGAGGACCAGCAAGCAACATATTTGGTATTTCACCCTTATTTAGGAAATCTCTAAAGGTTTTCTTAATATTCTCTGGGAGAATACAATCTTCAATTGTTTGTGGTCGATACTTCTCAACCCAAATAAAATCGCTCATAATTTAATTCCAGTGACGGATTACTCCACCAATAATAAAACAGTTAGTAATGAGATAAGAAATGAAAATAAAAGAACGTACCAGAACAATGTAATTGTCGTATCGTTTAGTCTTTTCATCAGAGAAGCTACCAAGTGCATACTTCCAGATCCTCCACCATTTGGTCATTTTTTCTTAAAGACACCAAGCTTGGATAGTAACCACATTGTAACTAGTGTCCACCCTATAATATACCACATTTAATTCAATACTGAATCAGGTTCAAGAGCAATATAATACTTCAAATTATATTGACTATTAGTGAATTTTGATAGGAGTTTAGATGAAACTACTACATCATAGGATCCAGGAATAATTCTAATATTCTCAACCTTAAAGTTAAATGTAAATTCTTTATCAGTTTCACCAACATTTATATCATATACATTAGATGTATCATTCTTCTTATCACGAACAACAATATTTACAAAACCCTTAGAACCAACTACAGCTAAATCAGGTAATTGATATACTGCTGCTGCTTTTAGTAACTTCTCTAATGAAGTACTTTCTAATTGGAAATGTACATCCTCAGATGGAAGTGTAATCTCTTTCTCTGGTGGAGCAATGATTACATTAGGATCTGCATAGAAATACTTAACTCTACGTCTTCCCTCACGAATTGTAAGATAAGAATCTGTGGAGAAATCTAGATCTGGATCCTGATGCAATCCTAAACCATTCAAGAATTGATTCAAGTCATAAATTCCAAATTGCCGAGGAAAATCTTCTTCAATCTCTGCTTCTGCAAGAATATTCTTAGCAACAGACATTGTACGAAGTTGATTTCCTTCTTTAACAAGAATCGAATTGTTTATACCAGCAAAGTTTTTGAGAATAGTTAGGGTGTTGTCAGATAAATTCATAGTCATAATTAAGGCATGTTGTGATCAATGTTCCCAGATGTCATTTTGGGTTTGCCGTAGTGTTCATCAAAATGTAATAGTAGCATAGCATAGTGTATCACCTTTTGCAAGTCTCTCTTATTCTTTCCTTCTTTACTTCCATAGCGACTAGCATACTTAATTACATTTGCTTGACAAAATGCAGATGCTAAATCTCTAGATGCCATTAAATCTAATGTCTGAACATTACGAAACTCATGTTTAGTTCCAGTATAGTGTCCATTATAAGTGCTTGATACATAGTCTTCAATATCTTTCAAAATTTCTTTCTCATGATACTTGTTCCTAATGTCCGTCATTGTTGTAAGTTCCTCCTTTTTTTGACCCTCGTTATTTAGATTAATATGATGTGCTATTTGATCATCATTATCTGAAAGGGGATCAGTAGGAAAAGGATCTGGCATATCAAGATCATTACGATCATATTCGTAATAATATTTGGAATGTTCGTAATCATCCCCTTCTACTT